CGACGTCATTGGCGATCTGATGGACACCGAGTTCGAGCGCGGCGACAAGTGCGAGTACTGGGTCCCCTGCCACAAATGCCGGTTCTGGCACGTGATGAACGTCTCGCCGGAGTGTTTCGACATCGACAAGGGCCACGACGGCGATTTCCTGGATCCCGACGACTACCTCAACGCCGGAATCCTGCACAAGTCCAAGGCCCGCTATCGCTGCCCCTCGTGCGGGGAAGTGTGGAACGATTTCGCACGAGAGGAGGCGGTCAGGAACGGCATTTGGCTGCCCTACGGCCAGACGATCGCCGGCGGCGGCGCCATCGAGGGCGAGGCCTCGCCGACTCCCCACAAGAGCTGCCGGGTCAGCGCGTTCATGGTGCACCCGCGGATCCAGAGCATCGACGAGCTGGCGGCGCTGTGGGTCCAGGCCCAGCGGGATAAGCGTGCCCGCGACCTGCGGGCGCTGAAGCACTTCAACAATTCGCAGCTCGGCCGCTCCTGGAAGGAGACCGCCCGCGAGCCGGACAGCAACAAGCTGGCCCGCCTGGTCGAGAGCTGGCGAATGGGCGTGGCCCCGGCGGGCGTCCAGGCCGTGACGATGGGCTTCGACGTCCAGGCCGATCACATCTGGTACGTGGTGATGGGCTGGGGCTATCTCTTCGAGGCCTGGCTCCTGCAGGCCGGCCGCATGGAGACCGGCAGCACCAAGCACGTGGCCAGCTACCAGCCGGCGGCGAACCTGGTCGCCCGGCAATGGGAGCTGGCCGCGGCCCAGACGTCGGACGGCCGGCCGATGTATCTGCCGGCGGCCAAAGGCCTGATGGACTGCGGCTACGAGTACGACGTCGTGCTCGACGTCTGCCGCAAGTATTCCTATCTGCGCATGGAGGCGGTCAAGGGCACGGACAAGCTCAAGGCCACGACGTACAAGTACACGCACTGCGAGGGAACGATTCGCTGGGACCTGAACGTGGACCAGATCAAGGACCGGCTCCACCGCCAGCTCTATGAGACAGAGACCCAGGGCCCGGGTTACGTCCACCTGCCTGCCGATGCCCCGAAAGAGATCTTCTCTCACTGGTGCAACGAGCACAAGGTCTCGAAGGTGCGGGGAACCAGCCGCGTGTGGACCTGGGAGCCGGTGAGCCAGCATGCCCCGCAGCATTTGTGGGACTGTGTCGTGTACGCGACGGCGGCTGCGATGATCGCCGGCGTGGGCGAGAAGCTGGGCCCCTATGTCCCGCCGGCTCCGCGGTCCTCGCCCGGGGCGAAAGGCTCGACGCCTCGGGACGCGAAGGGCTCTGATTTTCTGGCGGGTCTGCCGAGTTTGGAGTGACGATGGGATTTCTCGACGATCTTCCGGGTCTGGGTTTCGGGTCGGACGAGCCGCCGCGGCCGCGGGAGAAGCCCCGCCCTGCTGCCGAGATCGACGTCGTGTCCTGGACGCGTCCTCGATGCCCCCGCTGCGGCTCGGCGGATTGTCCCGTCGTGGATAGCCACACCATCCCGGTCCGCTGGCACGAGTGCAACAACCCCGCGTGTCCCGCCCGCCGGGACGGCAAGGCGTTCCGTTTCAAGAGCGTCGAGACGAACTTTGCGGCGGATTGACAATCTGCGATTTGTGATTTACGATCCTGAGCAAGGAGAAACCGTCGATGAGCTACACATGGCAGACGCTGTTGCAGGCCGCACGGAACTCAGTGAGCTGCGAGGTGGAGGTGATCGTATGAGCCACTGTACCGCCATTGAGGTCGGGAAAACATACCGGATCCACTACGGCGCCGGCAACATCAACAACAAGACAGTCCACGTCCTCGCAATCGTCGAGGGGAAGTACGTCGTCAAGTGGTGGAGTAGAGGCAAGAGGGCCTGGATGTACGATGTAGAAAGCCCCTACTACTTCGCTGGGCTCATGCGAGACGGTTATCTCCGCCCCCGATAGACTCGGTCACACCCGAAAAAAAAACTTCGACTCCATACCACCCAGTGGTATGCACCCCCTTTCCACCCCCCTTCCCGGCCCGCTACGCTTGGGGCTGCTTTGGCTCGGTTTCGAAATAGGAGCTGGTTATGTGACCTAAAAGGGCAGCATGGCGACACTGGAAGAACAACTCGCAAGTGTGCAGGCAGCGATCGAATCGATCGAGGGCTGTGCTCAGTCGGTGACCGACACAGACGGCAGCCGGGTCGATCGCGCCCAGTTGGAGACGCTCTACCGCAGGGAGGAGCGGCTCCTCAAGCGCATCGGGTTTCGCGACAATGGCCGCGTGAGGGCGGCGGAGATTTGATGGTCAATCGCGAGGTCGGACAATTCGCATACGCTCCGGGCCCGGTCGGCCGTACGCTCGATCGCTGGTTCCCGCGGAGGGGCCAGGCCAACCGCCAGGCGGCTCTGCGGAATTGGCTGTTCGACCGCAGCGTCCAGGACTTCGCGGCCAGCTACGACGCCATCGATCGCTCGCGCCTCCGAAAGAAGCGCACGGCATCGAGCGGCTCCGGCGACGTCCACCTGACCGAGCAGGCCTTGTCGGACCTCCGGGAGGCCTGTCGCGACCTGGCCCGCAACAATCCAATCGTCAAGGGGCTCCTCAAGACCGAGGCCAACAGCGTCGTCGGCCGCTCGACGAGGATCGAGGTCAAAAGTAGCGACAAGAAGTTCAACAAGGACGCCGAGGACCTCTGGCGGGAGCGAGTCGTGGAGCGGCCGTGCGAGGTCACGGGCCGATTCGGCTTCCACAAGGTGCTCCGCACGATCTTTCAGAGCTACCGCCAGGACGGCGATATCTTCGTCTTGTTCACCCCCTCCGGCATCCAGATCGCCGAGGGCGAGCAGTGCGGCACTCCGCACGGCCTGCCGACCGCGGACCGATTCGACGTGACCAACGGCGTGGCGACCCGCAAATACGACGACCAGGACGGCCCCGCCGGCAGCGTGGTTGGCTACTACATCGGCAAACCGGACCGATGGGGCTTCATCCGCCCCGAGGACTACACGAAATACGAGGCTCAGGACGTCTGCCACGTCTTCAATAGCGACCGCTTCAGCTACACGCGCGGCGAGCCGGCCCTGACCAGCGCCGTGGACTGGATCGACAAGGTGACCCGGTACGCCGACGCCACGCTCGTGGCGGCCCACGTGCAGGCCTGCTACAGCATCTTCATCAAAAAGCAGAGCCCCGAAGGCTCGCTGCCCACCCCGACGCCCAGCGGGGCCAGCTCGGACACCAGCGAGGCGGGCCACCGCAACTACAAGCTTGAGCCCGGAATGATCTGGGAAGGCGAGCCGGGCGACGAAGCCGAAGCGCTCTCGTCGACCCAGCCCAATTCCGTCTTTGATGCGTACATCCTGCGGTGTCTTTCTTTCATCGGCCGCCCGTTATGTTTCCCGCTGCCCTACATCAGCGGGGACTTCAGCGGCGCCACGTACATGAACATGCGGTTCGCCCTGGACATGGCCAGGGACAATCACATGCAGGAACAGGACGAGGTGCTCGTGCCGTTCCTCCACCGCTGGCACCGCTGGCAGATGGAGCAGTGGATCCGCACGGAACTGAAGAAGGCCCCTGCGGATTGGGATCGACGGCTGATCCGCTGCAAGCGGTGGCCGTACATCGATCGCCTCAAGGACGCCCAGGCCGACATCCTGCTGATGCAGAACCTCCTCAAGAGCCACCGTCGCGTCATGAGCGATCGCGGCGACGATTTCGAGGAGGAGGTCGCCGACATGGCCGAGGACCGCAAGATTCTCGTATCGAAAGGGCTGCTCGCGGCCTCCCCGGATCCGGCCGGCGGCGGCGAGGACGGCCCGGAAGGCGATCGGGAGGAGCAGGAAAACCCCGACGAGGAAAGGGAGGACCGCGATGAGTAAGGCCCGATACGAGAACATCGCCGCCGCCGTCTACGGCGCGGTGTGGGCGATCATGCCGGATAAGCTCCAGGCGATCGTGGACGTCATCGAGGCGAAGCTGGAAGGCCGAACGCTCGACTGGCCCCAGGCCGAGGCCGCCTTGGCCGCCGCGGAAAAGAAAGCCGCCGAGAGCCGGCGTGTGAACAAGGTGGCGATCCTGCCCTTGATGGGCACGATCTCGCCGCGAATGAACATGCTCACGGCGTTCAGCGGAGGGACGTCGGCCGAGAGGTTCGGCCGGATGTTCGACGACGCGATGGCCGATGAGTCAGTCACGGCAATCGTGCTCGACGTCGATTCCCCGGGCGGCTCCGTGGCGGGCACGCCGGAGCTGGCGTCGAAGATCTACGACGCCCGCGGCCGAAAGCCGATCATCGCCGTCGCGAACCATCTGATGGCCTCCGCCGCCTTTTGGATCGGCGCCGCCGCCGACGAGATCGTCGTGACGCCAAGCGGCCAGGTCGGATCGGTCGGCGTGATCGCGATCCACACGGAGTCCAGCAAGGCCGACGAAAAGGCGGGCGTCAAGACGACGCTGATCTACGAGGGTCAGTTCAAGGTCGAGGGCAATCCGTACGAGCCCCTGGGCGACGAGGCCCGCGCGGCGATCCGGTCGCGGCTGGTCCACTACTACGGC